CTCTTTGTCTAACCTTAACGATGACCAGATGGCTCATGCTAAGTCAGGTAAGTGGTGGGAGAATGAAGGGCAACGTGCGCTGGCTAATAACTCTGTGGCCTATAAGCAGAAGCCTGAGATGGGTACGTTCATGCGTGAGTGGATGTCTCTGTATGACAGCAAGTCAGGTGAGCGTGGTATCTTTAATCGACAGTCTGCTAAAAAGCAAGCAGCTAAGAATGGGCGGCGTGATGCTGAACAGGACTTTGGTTGCAATCCTTGCAGTGAGATTATCCTACGCCCTTACCAGTTCTGTAACTTGTCAGAGGTGGTAGTGCGTGAGTCTGATACACTTGAGACATTAAAGAATAAGGTGCGCCTTGCTACCATTCTTGGAACCTTTCAAGCCACCCTTACTAATTTCAAATACATTCGTAAGATTTGGCAGAAGAATACAGAGGAAGAGCGTTTGCTTGGTGTGTCCTTGACAGGCATCATGGACAATACATTGACAGCTACCAATGGTGGTAAGCTAGAGACTGCCCTTGAAATCCTACGTGCAGAAGCAGTAATGATTAATGCAGATATGGCAAAGCAGTTAGGCATCCCACAGTCTACAGCGGTTACCTGTGTAAAACCTAGTGGTACTGTATCTCAGCTTACTGATGCAGCTAGTGGTATTCATGCACGTCACAATCCATACTATATTCGTACAGTGCGTGGTGATAACAAAGACCCACTGACACAGTTCTTAATCTCACAGGGTATCCCTGCAGAGCCTGACGTAATGAAACCTGATAGCACTACTGTGTTTAGTTTCCCGATGAAGTCACCCAAGAATGCTGTGACACGTACAACTATGACCGCTATTGAGCAGCTAGAGTTGTGGCTTACATACCAGCGTCATTGGTGTGAACACAAACCCTCTGTTACCATCTCAGTCAAAGAGAATGAGTGGATGGCAGTTGGTGCTTGGGTATACGAACACTTTGATGAGGTCAGTGGTATCAGCTTCCTACCATTCAGTGAGCATACATATCAGCAAGCACCTTATCAGGACATTGATGAGGCTCAGTATAAAGAATGGGTTCAGAAAATGCCTAAGAGTGTGGACTGGTCTAAGCTGCAAGAGTTTGAAAAGGAAGACACAACATCAGGTGGACGTGAGTTAGCCTGTACAGCGGGTGTCTGTGAGATAGTTGACATCGCAGCAGCCTAATCCAAAGTTAGTGTGGAAGCGGGGTGATGGTTGGGTTCAATACAATCCACCCCGCAGCCATCCAAGTTATGAGGAGTGGCAGAAACTAAAGGAAAAGGAGAAAGAAAAAGATGGATAATACTATACTACTATTAACAGCTATATGGGCTATGCAAACTTTACTGTACTTTGATATGCGTTCTTTGCGTAAAAAGATTGAAAGCTATGAACAATAATGCTTGACTTATAATAAAAAATAAATTACAATACAGAATACCTTAGCTATAAAAGGAGTTTGTATCATGCTTAATAAGAAAAATCCTGTTATTTATATAGGATATGATAGCCGTGAGAACTTAGCATATGAAGTTCTGCGAGAGTCTATTCTTAAATATACAAATAAGTATGACATCATTCCCCTTGTTCAGACATCCCTAAGAAGAGCAGGATTATATCGCCGTACAGTGCGCCTTGACCTTGATGGAGGACAGAAGATATCTCGTGTCGATGAGTTTGATTGTCGTCCTTTTAGTACAGACTTTACATTTACTCGCTTCTTAGTTCCTGCGCTTAACCAGTATAGCGGATGGGCTTTGTTTATGGATGCCGATATGTTCTTGCGTACAAACATTGAAGAGTTCTTTGAGGAGTATACAAAGAATACACAGTATGCTGTTCAGTGTGTACATCATAACTATAATCCAACCTCTACTATTAAGATGGATGGACAAGCACAGCAGAATTATAACAGGAAGAATTGGTCAAGCTTTGTGTTGTGGAATTGTTCACATAAATCAAACCTTAATCTTACAGTTGATGATGTTAACTTAAAGACAGGCGGGTGGCTGCATGGTTTTCAATGGCTAGATGACGATGAGATTGGTTCTATTAACGAAGAATGGAACTGGCTTGATGGCTGGTCTTCTGATATTATAGAACCTAAGAATGTACACTTTACTACAGGTGGTCCCTGGTTTGAACCAGAGTGGGAACCAAAGCGTACATCTGATGCGGAGTATGCTGCAGAATGGAAACAATTAAAAAATGATATTATATTTAAGGAAGCATTAGGAGAGGTAGGTTAATGTATACATTTGTAACATCTTTTAGTAAGGAAGGATATGAAAGCTATGCTAAACATATGCTTGAAAGCATTAAAGAAAAGTGGAATCCTAGTCAGTTTAAACTCATTGCGTACTACCATGATTTCGATATTGGAGATGTACCTCATCCTGTTTGTGATACTATTAGCTACCGTAATCTAAATGATATAGAAGAAATGCTTGAATACCGTGAGCGTATGAAACAATATGATGGTACGCATGGTGGAAAGATAGAATACAACTGGCGACTAGACGCAATCAAATGGTGTCATAAAGTTTATGCAATGACTGACCTTGCTTTTGAAATGATAGAGCAAGAAGAAAAGTTTATAACAGCAGGTGTAGAGCCGCCTGAAAATAATTGGCTTATTTGGATTGATGCAGATACAGTAGCTACTAAAAGACTTGATATTACTCAAGTTAAAAAATGGTTACCTAACAAATCAGACCTTGTTCATTTAGGAAGAATAGATGTTGACTACAGCGAAACAAGTTTCATGGGCTTTAATTTGGACTGTCATAATACTTGTAGTCTCCTTGCTGACCTTAGAGGTGCTTACACTATTGGTGAGGTAATTGCTTATCGTGAATGGCACGATGGTTTTATCTTTGAAAGATTACTTAATATTTATAAAGCACATGGAATGGTAGTACATAATCTGTCGCCTAATGTCAAAGGGTTGTCGGCTTTTGAACAGTCTCCCTTGTCTGAATACTTTACTCATTTTAAAGGCAACCTAAAGAAAAATCTTAGCAATACAAAAGTAGCACCGGATGTAAACGCTGGTCGTTATAAGCAGCTTATTAAGATTGTAAACTTCTATCAACCAAAGACCATTGTAGAAACAGGTACTTGGAATGGAGGTCGTGCTATTCAAATGGCGGTGGCTGCGTTACAGACACATGACCATGTACATTATATTGGCTTTGATTTATTTGAAGAAGCTACGGCTGAACTAGATAAGTATGAAATGAATAGTAAGCCACATAACACAGTTGAAGCTGTGTCTGCTAGGCTAGAAGAGTTTGCTGCTAAGATTAAAGAGCAAAGCAATAAAACATTTACTTTTGAATTACATAAGGGAGACAGTAAGGTAACTGTGCCTGCTTGTAAAGCAATTAAAGATGCTGACTTTGCTTACATTGATGGTGGTCATTCATATGAAACTGTTAAGCAAGATTATGAAAACCTAAAGCATATTCCTATTCTTGTATTCGATGATTACTTTACTAAAGATAAAGCAGGAAAGCTACCTCACAAAGATAATCTTGGTGTTAATAAACTAATGAAAGAGTTAACTGCATATGGTAAAGTTGTCTTGCCTTCTAGTGACCCTGTATTAGGTGGTGGTATTACTCATCTTACTTTTGTAGCAAATAAAAAAGGTATTAAGGCTTTACCAGAAGAACTTACTAGAGTACCTATTGTTGTTACGCCTAAAGATTCAAGACCAAAACAAGAGATTATTGATAATGTTTTAGCTAACAAAAAACTTATCAAAGATTTTGATTGGATTAAGACAAGTAAAATTAATAATGAAACTGCCTTTATTGTGTCGGGAGGTTCTAGCACTGACTTCAAACTATTAAAGAAGCGTATCAAGGAAATAAAAGGAAAAGTATTTTGTGTTAAGCATAGTTATCCAAAGCTATTAAAGGCAGGTATTAAACCTTTCGCTTGTATTATCTTAGACCCTCGCCCTATTACAGGTACTAGTACTCATGGTGTAGTACGAAAAGATTTATTTAAAAAGGTAGACAATGAAACACTATTCTTAGTTGCTTCTATGACTGACCCATCTGTTACCAAATACTTACTTGAGAAAGGTGTTAACATAAAAGGATGGCAAGCCTATTCAGATGCTATTCGTGATATGAATGTAAAGGATAAGATTGTAGTAGATAAGTCTACAGGTATTAGTGAAGGTTCTACCCTTATTACTGGTGGTACTTGTGCAGCAATGCGTACAATTTCTATTGCTCATACGTTAGGATTTAGAAACTTTGAACTGTTTGGATTTGATTGTTCGGTTGATAATTTAACAGAAGAAATGAAAAAAGAAGTTACAGACACAGAAAATAATAAACCTAAATATATGCAGGTAGAAACTAATGGTTCTAAATTTTGGACTACAGGTGAACTACTTGCTATGGCACAAGACTGTGAAAAGTTATTTGATAATACTAATATGGATATGGGTATTACATTCCATGGTGAAAATACACTCTGCTCTGAGGTATGGAAACAGTCAAAGCGTGGTAAAGAAAAATACTATTCAGAGTTATTAGATGCTGCAGCTTAAAGAAAAGCAAGAAAAATTTTGCCAAGCTTATATCCTGCATCGCAATGCTACAAGAGCAGCTATTGCGGCCGGGTATAGTGAGGCATCTGCACATAATCAGGGGTATAGACTTCTTCAAGATGACAAGATACAAGAACGAATTGAAGAACTAACCAATGAAATTAGTACAGATGTAGATGTTATTTCTGAAATTGAAAAGCAGTATGAGCAAGCAAGGAATGCTGGTCATGGGGCAGTAGCCCTGAAAGCCCTAGAGTTATTGTCTCGTGTTCGTGGTAATAATACAGAAGACAATGATGCCACACCTGAATCTCTTGAGGCAGAGATTATAGGAACTATGCAGATACTAGGTTTTGAAAAGGTGTTCCAGATTCTTGCCGAAGCGTTTCCTGAACAGTTTGAAGATGAAGAAGAAAGTGAAGATGAGACTTTACTTCTTACTGAAGAACTTACTAGCACTACGGACACCGAAGCTGGCAGCGACAATGACACCTAGTGTGTACTGATACCAATCAGGCATAGTAGACAGTGCAGCAAACCCATCATCAACTATTTGTCTACCCCACTCACCACAAAACGAAAGCACAAGCGGCACTGAAAAAATAATAGTAAGCCACTCGTCTTTCCAACTTGACGCAGAAGCATCAGCCATCTTTAAGTCCCAGTCTATTTCACCTGTGGCCTTCTTCTGCATGACAATAGCTTCAGCTTTGGCTTGGGCTACCTTTGCATCTGTCTTTGCCTTTGATGTTTCTACTGAACCTTTTAGCCAAGTACCTGCTAATTCGGCAATGGGTCCTATCAAAAGGTTTAACATAAGCCTCTCCTGTTACGTTTAATATTTGTGCAAACATTATGTTGTAGGTATTTCATTCTTAATTAATAAGCCCTGCCATGATGCAGATATAGGATTGTTAGAACTTCCTTCACTAATACCACGAGCCTCAATATCAGTTTTTTCTGGAATAGCTAAAGGATAATTAAACTTATCAATAAAGGTATTAGACTGTAATACAATTCTAATTTGTTCACGAAATACATTTGTTCCAAAGTCACGTAATACAAACCTAATCTGACAGTATGAGTTTGCCAGTGAAATAGCCGTAGTAAAGTTAATATCATCTAAGTAAAGAGTATATCCTGCAGGTACTGTATATACAGCCATCTCTGTTTGTCCTGCTCCCAAAAGAATAGAAGCATAGACAGTACCAGTAGGCACACCTGCAGTTGCTCCTGTGTTGGCAAGATAAATAGTTCCCGCTGCTGCCCCACCTGAACCAGCAAGAGTAATATACATACGGTACACACGAATCCAAGATGTCTGTGTAATCTTTTGTGTCTGTCCTGTAAGAGTAATGTCTTCTTCTACTTCATTATAGTCAGCATCAAGACCAATAATCTTTACAGAGTTAGCACCTGTTCCACCATTTGTATCATCACCACTGCTAGAACTTACATATAACTGAGCCGCAGTAGTAGGGTAGGAATAGATACCACCTTGTGACCAAATAGTTTCTTCTGTTCCGTTTACATCAGGATTGTACCCAAACTTATATATTGATTTGTGGAAAGCTATCTGTTCCCTAGAAACCTGCAGTTCCCAAGGCTCATGCTTACCAGTGCGTGTCATTGAACTAGGCGTACCCATTTAACCACTCCCATTCTTCCTCATTATAAGGCAACATTAAAACTCTCCACTCGCCATAGCGTCTGACAAAATTTTGGCTCTGCGTCCTACCTGCCTAGCCCATTTGGAATCTAGCATCTCCCTTGATGCGGCTTCCCACTTTTCTTCATGTATAGCATTCCACATTTTTACAAACTTACACAGTCTAGGTACACCCATATTAAATGCCATATCCATTAACACTAATTGTCTAACACTGTCTAAATTTTCTACACAATTATGTACACGACACAGTTCATTTTCTACAATGGCAATGTCATTGAGGGCTAGATACCTTGCATCCGCTTCAGATATTCCATGCTCATAGACCACCTCCATATTCGGAATGTCAAGGTAGTCTAGCTCCTCACGACTGATACCACGGTCCTTTAGGTTCCTTCCAATACCAATGGTATCAATACCCAGACTATCTTTATAAACAGTTAAGACCACACCTTCATGGTCTATCAGCTTATCAAGAAAGTGTGAACGGTTGTACTTCATTTTGTGGTCCTTGATTCTGTAATTCTGTGGTTAGATATACCGGGATTTTTACCTTCGTGGTTCATCCATACGGCAAAAGCCCCTGTCATTGCGCCAGTTACCACAGATACTAAACCAGCCTGTGCTGCACTGGGTTCTGGTAAGGACATAAACCACTCTACTACACGCCAACTCATAAGTGTCATTACGAGCATCATAAATCTTGGTAATATTTTCCATTCAAGTATTTTTTCTGCAGCCATATTATGAACTCACTGGTTTAAAAATATCTAAACCACGTAAACGTCTGCGTTGTTTTTTACTTTTTTTACTTGGTATTGAATATGACCGTGAGGCTGCGTCATAAGTAGCCCCAATAGGACTAGGTGTCATACCATACAATGAAGCAAGATAAGGGTCAATTTGTGTCGGGTCATATAGATTATATTTAGTAGCAGTACCTACACCTTTACTATAGTAATCTTCAGGTGTTTTAATTTCATCAGTAACAGATACAACTACATCTTCTGTCTTTGTTTTTCTATCGTCACCACCGTCATCACGACCACCACCTACACCAAATGGGTCAAACTGTGAAGCACCAGTATAAACAAGCTGTTCATTATAAAGATTATCTGGTGATACTCCGGGCTTCAATCCTATTGCATTTAATATATTGGCAAGTGTGCTACCAAATTTATCTGTTGGTTCATGTGTTACACCTACAATATTACCAGCTTTATCAGTATAAACATTTCTTCCTTGTTGACTTAAAATTGCATCTTTAATTTTTTGATTTATACCAAAAATATCTGTAGTTCTACCTATTCTTTTATTTAAGTTTTCTATTTGTGAAAGAGTAAATCCTTCTTTAGAAGATGGGTCTAAGTCTTTAATTGCTAATCCTCTTTGAATAAGAGAATATTGTTCAGGAGTAAGACCAAGCCTACTCATTCTACCTGACGCTGTTTCACCTTCACCTGCTAATGTACCTTGTGGAGTATATCCGGCTTCTTCAAGCATAGCACTGGTATATGCTTCAGATTCAATATCATCTCTGTCATCATCAGAATTATCATTACCACCGCTACTGCTGCCACCGCTACTTCCACTACTACTACCACCCCCAACACTACCCATATCACCTTGCAAAGACATTAAGCCGCCCGGTCCACGATTAGGTATACCATTTAAAGAACCATAAAGATTAGCTTCAAGAAGTATCTTCTGTTCTGCAGGTGTAATATATGCAAGTTCAGCTACTACGTGGTCAGGAGAAGACAACCATTGTTTAGGAACAGTAACTGTTTCTACCTTACCAAGATAGTTAGGACCACCACCTTGATTAGCTGGTTTAACTTTTTTGTTTAACCGTATGTCTTTACCAGAGGCAGCAGACATACCATACTCAATAACTCCTGCTAGTCCTTTAGTGTCCCTAGTTTTTTTCTTAGCCATTAGTCTATCTC